TAACATCAAACAAATACCAATACCAGGAGAGTCAGTTTTAATATTTCAATCGTTAAGTCATGAATCTACGTTAGAAGAATCATATCCACAATGGTATTACATGTTACCAATGGCGTTGAGTTCGAATACTAATAGTAATATATTACCGACTGTTGGTGAATTAGAATTTGATACTGAATTTGAAGAATCTAAAGTATCGCCATTACAACCATATCGTGGTGATTTTATGCTCGAAGGAAGATATGGTAATAGTATACGATTTGGTAGCACTATAGATTTTAAAAATAATTATTCCGAACCAGGTAAATGGCGTGGTAATAATATTGGTGATCCTATACTTGTTTTGTCTAATGGAAGAAAATACAAAGAAGACAAAGACTTTGTTACTGAAGATATTAATACTGATCAATCTTCTTTATATTTAACAAGCACACAAAAGCTACCATTAGTACTGGGAAACGAAGATCAACCTAATTCACTAACAGGGTGTATAACTACAAGCGGTAATGAAACTAATTACGTTGGATCGCAATTATTAGGTGTGTCTGATCGTGTTATATTAAAAGCTCGAAAAGACTTAGCAGTTATCGATTCGCCGTTAGGTATAATTTTAAATTCTACCGGAGCAATAAAATTAGGAAGTGAAGAAGCTTCAGAAAGTATGGTTCATGGAGAAGTATTATTAGAAGTTTTACAGAGTATAATAAATCAATTAAACACCATGGTGCAATGTGGTTCATCTACTGGTACATTTATTAATCTTTCATATGCTAACAAAGCACAGAAACAGTTACAAGACTTATTAAGTTCAAAATATAAAATGGAATTTAAACCAAATAAATAGGATTATATTATGTCAATCATACCACCACTCGATCGTCTAACAAAAGCACCATCATTTGGTGTGGATAAAATACAACAACAATTTAATGATATATTGGATTTGGTTGTAGACCAAGCTAATCAAACAATTAAAGATTCAGTAAAACTTCCAACCAATGTTAAATGTGATGACCCTAGAGTTCAAAACATAAAACAAAATTTAGAAAATATACAATCATTAATTACACAAGTTCAACAAAATATTCCTAAAATACAAAGTGCAATAACTGCAGTAAATACAATTGTATCAACCGCACAGGGGATTAATGCAGCAATTGCAGCTGCTCAATTATCTAACCCAGTAACGGCTGCTTTATTTATATCATTGCAAACTCAAGCTATACAAAATCAATTAATTGTTAATGCAGTCGAAGCAGTAAAACCATTACAATCATTACCTCTTCAAATTGAATCTAAAATACTAACACTGGTACCAGTATTAATTACTGCAATATCAAAATTAAACACAGTATGTGGCGATAGTGATATTGAATTAAATATACCTAATATATCAACAGAATCTGCAGAATCAACAGTTACTGATTATAACGATTTAGTAACAACTGAATTCTATAATGAATCAAATGTTTCTGAAACTGATTTAACACAAAGATCAGATTCAATTGAACAATTGGTTGAACAACAACGGAACTTATTGACATCATTGCAAGAAGCGCCAAGTCAAGTTTATAAACAAGAAGGAAATCCACCACCAGAATTAGGTAAGATTGGAGATTATTATTTAAATACATCTAACAATGTATCATATGGTCCTAAGATAACCGATACTGATTGGGGAAATCCTTTAAATTAACATTATACATATTTATAATAAAAAAGAATACACATGGAATCTAAAGCACTTGTAAAAGCCCTAAAAACAGCCGTACGAGAGGTTATTAAAGAAGAATTATCAGAAATTCTTCGAGAAGGATTACATTCAACGGTTACAGAATTACAAACAGAATCGGTTGAGAGTAAACCAGCTCCAATTAAAAAAACTAAAAGTAAATCATTATATGCGGATAATAAGTTTGCTAATATATTAAATGAAACAGATCCTTTGCGAGAAGAAGGCGTACCTAGTTACGGCGATTTAATGCAAGAAGGAATGGATAATATGTCATTTACTTCGAATGATGCTCAAGGATTTGGTATGATGCGAAGTGGTAATGCTGCTACACAAATAATGGAAGATCCTGAGTCAGGAAAAAATATGCAAGTTGATCCGGTAGTTGCAAAGGCAATGAATCGTGATTATAGAGGATTAATGAAAGCAATGGATAAAAAGAAAAATAAAGGCTTTGCACTATAATGGCATATCGTATACAAACAGTTAATGATACAACGACAAAATCTGAAATTGGATTAGGTGTAGACCTGTCATTCGGTAATCCGGGTGTATTTAAAACATTATATACGACAAATGATCAAGCTAAAGCTAATATTAGAAATTTATTGTTAACAAGAAAAGGTGAACGATACAATCTGATTAATTTTGGTACTAATTTATTAAGTATAGTATTTCAGCCTAGTACTCCTGATATTAAAGAGTTAATCAATTTAGAAATTAACGAAGCATTGAGTTCTTGGTTACCATATATTGTAGTACAAGATTTAGAAATATTAACTGTAGAAGACGATCCGACTTTATTGCACACTATTAAAATAACATTAAAATACACCGTTGATGGATTTAATACTGATGCTATTACGATAACTGCTAGTGAAGATTCATCTACCATAACAATAGATTAATTATGAATGTAAATAAAGACATAACGTATATAAATAAAGATTTTGGTCAATTTCGTAAAAATCTAATAGACTTTACTAAACAATACTTTCCGGATTCATATACTGATTTTAATGAATCATCTCCTGGAATGTTGTTTATGGAAATGGCTTCATATGTTGGTGATGTATTATCATATTATGCAGATAATAATATAAAAGAATCATTATTAGAACAAGCAACAGAACGGAGTAATATATTTGATATTGCAAAAGAATTAGGATATGCGCCTAAAAACGCAATTCCAGCTTATACAGATATTGATGTGTTTCAATTAGTCCCATCTATTGGTTCTGGTGATAATGTTCGACCAGATTATAATTATGCATTAACTATTAAATCTGGATTTCAAATAAAACAAAAAGACGGTCCGGCTGTTTTTAGAACTTTGGACTCGGTTGATTTTGCATTTTCTTCTAGTATCAATCCAACTGAAGTTACCATATACGAAACAGATGATGCTACTAAACAGCCTATATATTATTTGCTAAAGAAAAAAGCAAGAGCTGTATCAGGAACAATTAAAACTACAACATTTACATTTGGGACTCCTATTGCATATGACAAAGTAGTATTACCGGATCGAAATATTATAGATGTTATATCATGTGAAGAGTCAGATGGTGATAATTGGTATATGGTTCCTTATTTAGCACAAGACACTGTATTTGAGTCGATTCCTAATTTAGCAGAAAATGATCCTGATTTATCAGTGTTTAGATCTGCAGCACCTAGTTTGTTGAAATTGAGAAAATCATCTAAACGTTTTATTACTAGATTACGTAGTGATAATTTATTAGAAATGCAATTCGGGTCGGGCGTATCTGATAATAATGATGAGGAGATAGTACCAAACCCTACTAATGTAGGAAATGGATTAGCAGGATTTCGTAAAGCAATTGATGTTGATATTGATCCATCAAATTTCTTATTTACTAGAACATATGGTCAAGCCCCAGCAAATACCACATTAACAGTTAAATATACAGTAGGAAATGGTATTACTGATAACGTGCCGGCAAATGTATTGACTTTAGTAGATTTTATAGAATTCGAAGACGATGTTAATAATACAAATAATGCAGGTATAGTTAATTTTGTTAAATCTTCTGTAGCTGTAAATAATCCAGTTCCAGCAACTGGTGCTAAGAATCAAGACACACTTCAAGACATAAAAAATAATGCATTAGCTAATTTTGCAACACAGAATCGTTTAGTAACAAGAGAAGATTATATAATCAGATGTTATTCGATGCCAGCAAAATTTGGTAGTGTAGCAAAAGCATATATTGTACCAGATGATCAGATATTACAACAAGATCAAGTTGAAAAGCGTATTCCAAATCCACTAGCAATGAATATGTATGTTCTAGGATTTAATTCAGATAAACAACTAGTAACATTGAATCAGGCTATTAAAGAAAATTTAAAAACATATCTCGATCATTATCGTATTTTAACTGATGCTGTAAATATAAAAGACGCATTTATTATTAATATAGGAGTTAATTTTGAAATTACCGTGCTTCCTAATTATAATAGTAATGAAGTATTGTTAAAATGTGTTTCTGGTTTAAAAGATTATTTTAATATAGATCGTTGGCAAGTTAATCAACCTATCATAAAGTCTGCAGTTACTAATATTATAGGTAACATTCAAGGAGTACAGACTGTGGTATCTACAAAGATCAGAAATATATATGATTCAGATAATGGGTATTCTGGAAATGTATATGACCTTGCCCCTGCAACAAAAAATGGAATAATTTATCCATCATTAGATCCTAGTATTTTTGAAGTAAAATATCCTAATCAAGATATTCGTGGAAGAGTAGTAAGTTCTTAATATCTTTATATTTATACTAA